TTACCTTCGTAAATCTTGGCGGCACGAAAACGGATCCGATGTGACTGTCGGCTGGTCATGTATCGACTCAGGTGGTCACAATACGCAGGCCGTTTACAATTATGCCAAGCGGCACAAGGGCGACCGAGTGTTTGCAATTAAAGGACGCGGCGGTGCAGGCTTGCCAATCATAGGCGCACCAAATCGCAAGCGCACAGGGAAAGTGAAACGTCCTGTCGATGTTCACATCGTCGGCGTTGACTCTGCAAAAATGACCGTGATGAATCGACTGAAGATCGAAACGCCCGGGCCGGGTTATTGCCATTTTCCAGTCGGCCGCGAGCCTGAATTTTTTCGCCAGTTATGCGCCGAAAAACTGATCACTCGATTCGTAAAAGGATTTCCGGTTCGAGAATTTCACAAAGTCAGTGGGGCACGAAATGAAGCTCTTGACTGCCGAGTTTATGCATTCGCCGCGCTCGTGCTTGCAGCGCCGCAATGGGACAAAATCGCTTTCCGAATGAAAAAACGAACCGAAAAACCAAACGCTCCGGCAGTGACTAAAGAGCAACCGCAACCAATCGCACAAGACCTGCCGCCGCCTGCGAATGATACTCGCCCGAAGAAACCCAAACCGCCGCGATCGCGTGGCTCATTTTTAAACCGATGGCGAAACTGACAGCTGGCGAAACGCTCACAGTAACGCAAGACATTGCGGACGCATTGTCTGTGCAGCTACGCATTGGTGGTGCAAAGATATCGGCGCACGCAATGACGGCAGTCGATCAAACATGGAGCGTAAACGTAGCGACCTCGACGTGGCCTGCTGGCAATTATGTTCTGCAAATTTGGGCGACGTATGCGGATGAAACCACACGCATCGTTGGCACTTCACGTCTAGAATTATCCGCAGCGGTTTCTCTTGGCGATCCTCGCTCGATTGCACGCATCTCATTCGACAACATCAAGCTGATGCTCGCCGGACAAGCGAAGGAAGGTGTCAAGAGTTACAAAATCAACAATCGCGAGCTTGAGCGATATTCCGTGGCTGAACTGCTAGCATTGAAATCGCATTTTGCCGCCGAGGTCATCCGCGAAGAGCGCCGGGAGCGTGGCAACAATTCGCTGGCGCCACGGATTCTCGCGCACTTCTGATCATGAGCTTTCTTTCTTCACTTTTCGGCAAACGCGGCATTGAAAAAATGCCGATGAAATCGGTTCCGCAACGTCGCATGATTCAGTCTGCCAACACGGGTCGATTGGAAAGCTCATGGAGCAGCACGCCGACGACCGTTGACGCTCTGATTTATCAGCATTGGAACGTGCTGGTTGCTCGCTCTCGTGAACAGTCCGAGAACAATGACCATGCGGCAAAGTTTCTGTCGTTGTGCGAAATCAATGTCGTGGGCCCGAACGGCTTCACCTGCAAGTCACAGGTTAAAGATGTCAACGGCAAAATGGACTTGGTGGCGCAAGCCGCCGTTGAAAGTGCGTGGGCTGAATTTGGCGAGATAGGAAACTTTGACGTCACGGGATCACTAAGCCGAGCCGACATCGAGCGACTTGTGATCAAGAGCGTGGCCATGGACGGCGAATTCATTGCGGTGCATCGATACGGCCCCGAATTCCCGCATGGCTATGCATTGCAAATTCTCGACCCGGTGACACTCGACGCTCGTCATTTTGAAAGACTGAGCAACGGCAACAACATTCGGCACGGCATCGAGTTCAATTTAAACGGCAAGCCTGTAGCATACCATTTCAACGAAGTAGATGAACGACAGATTGGTTACACGCAAGCATTGCGGCCGACTCAGCGCATCGCTGCCGAAGACGTGCTGCATGTATTCCTGCCGGAGCGTGTCGGGCAAAAGCGTGGCTTGCCATGGATGCGAACCGCACTCTGGCGCATGAAGATGTTGAACGGCTTCGAGGATGCCGCGATTACAAAAGCTCGACTTGGTGCAAGTGCTGCCGGATTCTTTAAAAATCCAGACGCCGACCCGGACGATGCTGAAGATTTACCGATGGAAGCTGGCGAGCCGGGTCAATTTTATGACATCGGCAATCGCGAGTTCGTGCAATGGGATCCGCAATTTCCTAGCAATGAGTTCGACCCATTTGTGAAAGCAATGTTGCGATCAATTGCCAGCGGATTGAAGGTATCATACAACAATCTCGCCAGCGATTTAACGAGCGTCAACTTCTCAAGCATTCGGCAAGGCGCACTCGATGAGCGTGAAGTTTGGAAGTCACTGCAAGAGTGGCTGATCGGTCAATGGTCGAAAAAGATATTCGCCAAATGGCTGCAAGCAGCAATGCTAAATCAGAAAGTCATGGTGCCAAATAAAGGCGGCGTGATGCGTCCGTTGCCATTCGAGAAGTTAGAGAAATACAAGCCAGTCGCATTTCGTGGTCGTCGCTGGGCGTGGATTGATCCAAATTCCGAGATGAAGGCGACCGAGCTTGCTATCGGCATGAAACTGATGTCGCGCACGCAGGCAATCGAAGATTTAGGTCGCGATCCCGAAGACGTATGGAGTGAGATCGAGCGCGAGACAGTAACGCTCGAGGAAAAAGGAATCGACGCCAAAATGCCGAACGATCATCGCCAACCGCAACCAATCGCACAAGACGAGAGCGCACCTGTTGAATAATCTGCGCCATGCTTAAACAACGCGACATCGGCAAACTGCCCGACGGCTTTAAACCCGGCGAGGCTAGTCATCGCATCATGTCAGTCGAAAGCATCGACAAAGACAAGCGCACTCTCGAGCTTTCGTTTTCAAGCGATGTCGAAGTCAAACGATACGGCATGATCGAAATCTTGGAACACTCCAACGATGCCGTAGATTTCACGCGCTTGAACAACGGCGGACCTTTACTTTTCAACCATGACCTCGACGAGGTGATTGGTGTCATCGAACGGGCTTATCTCGACGGAACCGGAAAGGGCAGAGCGTTGGTTCGCTTTTCTCGCCGTGAAGACGCCGAGGAAGTTTGGCAGGATATTCAGGACGGAATCCTGAAAAACGTGTCCGTTGGCTACCGCATCAACGAGGTAAAGCTGAAAGAAACCCGCAACGACGGGACGGATGTTTATTTGGTCACCAAATGGGAACCATATGAAATCTCAATCGTTTCCGCGCCTGCTGACATTTCCGTCGGCGTAGGTCGCAGCCAAAATCAAAATTCAAAAACAAATCAGACTCTTATGAACAAAGACCAAATGATCGCATGGCTTGCCGCTCGCGGCATCACCGCCTCTCCAACCGTTACCGACGAGGAACTCACTCGTCAGATCAACGAATACAAACCAGCGCCCGTCGCTGATCCAGTCGCCACCGCTCAACGCGGCATTCAGGTCGGACAGGATCACTCTCGTGGTGCAACCGAAGAGCGCAATCGCGTCTCTGCCATCTTGAAGGCTGGCGAAGAATACGGACAGCGTGAAATCGCTCAAAAGGCGATCAACGAAGGCACGAATCTCAGCGACTTTCGCGGTCAACTGCTGGATGCCGTGAACAAGCGCAACACTCAGATTCGTGAATCGAGCACACCTCTCGGCTTGTCCGATCAAGAGGCGCAGTCATTCAGCTTCCGCAAACTTTTGCTCGCTATTTCCAGCAATGGAACCACCGACGCCAAGCGCGATTCTGAAGACGCTCGCTTCGAGCTTGAAGTCTGTCAGGCCGCTGCTGATCGCATGAAGCATCGCAGCGCAAAAGGTCTTGTCGTTCCGCTCGATGTTCTTGCCGCTATTCCCGGCATGGGCAAACGTGGCACGGACACAATCTCCGTCAAAACTGGTTCGGGTTACTCTGGCACTGGTGGCAACACCGTTCAGACGCAGCTTTTGGCTTCGAGTTTCATCGATCTACTTCGCAATCGCGCCGTGGTCATGAATCTCGGAACCGAGCTTTCCGGCTTGCTTGGCAACATCGACATTCCTCGCCAGACTAGCGGTTCGTCCGCATCATGGATCGGTGAAGATGTTGACAGCACCAAAGAAGACATCGACTTCGACCTCGTGTCGATGCGTCCGAAGACCGTGACGAACTACATGGAAGTGACTCGCAAAATGCTGACGCAATCAAGCCT